ACAGACAAATTCTGCCCGACTGTATGATGCAAATTACTATGTATTGAATAGTGATTTTAGAGTTTATATTTGCATTGAGAATGGTTCTTCGGCAGCAAACAGATCTGGTAATTTTTCTCAGGATGAACCAACATTTGTCGATCTAGAACCATCTAGAGCAGGTGAAAGTGGTGATGGTTATATTTGGAAATATCTATTTACTGTTTCCCCAAGTGATATCATTAAGTTTGATTCTATCGAATATATTCCAGTACCAAACGATTGGGAAACCAGCACTGATTCTCAAATAATTGCAATGAGAGAGAATGGAGATTCTCTAGTTAATGAGAATCAAATTAAAACAGTATATATCGAGAACCAAGGTTCTGGATACAATACAACTGAAGCAGAATTGGACATTCTTGGTGATGGTGAAGGTGGAAGAGTTGTTGTTGATGTAACAGGTGGAAAAATTACCGATGTTACTGTTTCTTCTGGTGGAAAAAATTATTCTTATGGAAGAATAGATCTTTCTACAATTAACTCTGGTTCCACGGGATTTGCAAATTTAATTCCAATTATTCCACCATCCAGAGGACATGGTTATGATATCTATAATGAGTTAGGTGCGGATCGCGTTCTTGTTTATGCTCGTTTTGATGATTCCACAAAAGATTTTCCATTAGATACCAGATTTGCACAGATTGGTATTATTAAAAATCCAACACAAATTGGATCTGCAAGCACTATCTTCACAGAAAATAAATTTTCAAATCTTAAGGGATTAAAACTAACTTCAGTTGCAACACCATCTGATGCAGTTCCTGGAAATCAAATTTTCCAAACGATAACTGGTATTGGAACTGCTACTGGGTATATTGCATCATATGACGATGAAACACAGGTTCTAAAGTATTTCCAAGATAGATCTCTTTATTTTAATAGTGGGTCATATGATCAGAAGGACTCTAAAACAGTAAATACTGAATCTTTAAAAATTGATTTTAGAGCATCTGGTGGAGGAACTATTACATCTCAAAATAGTTTTAGTGGAACTATTGATGGATCTTTTACTGGAATTACCACCCAAATTACATCAACAAAAAATGTAAATCTGGATGTTCAGTTTACTAACGGGGTTTCTTCTCCCGAGATAAATAAAGGATCGGGGCAAATAATTTATTTGGATAATAGACCTCGTGTTTCTAGAAACCCACGACAAAAAGAAGATATTAAAATAGTACTGGAATTCTAAAAAGATGTCACAAAAAACAAATCTTAATGTAACCCCATATTATGATGATTTTGATGCACAAGACAATTACTATAGAGTTCTATTCAAACCAGGGTTCCCTGTTCAGTCTAGAGAACTAACAACTCTACAGTCAATTTTACAAAATCAGATCAAATCCTTTGGAAGCAGCATCTTTAAGGATGGATCTGTTGTAATTCCAGGAAACGTAAGTTACAACTCATCATATCATTCTGTTAAAATTAATCCAACTCATGTTGGATTGAGTGTAGGTTTATATTTAAAAGAGTTAGTTGGAAAGAAAATAAAGGGTCAAACCTCACAATTGAGTGCTGTTGTACAGCATGTCATTACAAGTACTGAGTCGGAAACAGACGATTACACATTATACGTAAAATATACAACTGCAGACTCTGATTTTGCCATCACTGAATTTAGAGATGGTGAGACTTTGATTCTAGAAGAAAATTTGGTATATGGAAACACAACTATTAGTACTGGAGATACTTTTGCAACCTTAATTGCAGCAGATGCAACTGCGGTTGCCTCTTCAGTTTCTATTGAGCAAGGTATTTACTTTATAAGAGGACATTTTGTTCTCGTTGATTCTGGAACGATAGTATTAGATCAATATACAAATACACCTTCATATAGAGTTGGTCTGTCAATTACAGAATCACTTATTGATGCACAGGAAGATAATAATCTTTATGATAATGCCAGAGGATTTTCAAACTATGCTGCACCTGGTGCTGATAGACTAAAAATTTCTGCAACTTTGTCCAAGAAAAGACTCACTGATGTTGATGATAAAAATTTTGTAGAGATTTTACGTGTATCTGATGGAATAGTTAAAAAAATACAAGATACTAGCAACTATTCACAAATAAAAGAATATATTGCAAAAAGAACATATGAAGAATCTGGTGATTATGCAGTAGATCCGTTTAGGATTGAGATTGATGATTCTCTAAATGATAGATTAAATAGTGATGGTGTATTTTTCTCAAATCAAAGAACTGAGCAAGGAAATACTCCATCAGAAGATTTACTTGCACTGAAAGTTTCTCCAGGTAAGGCATATGTAAGAGGTTTTGATATTGAGAAAACTTCTACAACTATTATCGATGTAGACAAACCAAGAGATATTCTAGAAGTTAAGAATACAACAGTCCCATTTGAGATGGGTAATAAATTAGTTGTCAACAACGTCGAAGGAACTCCATACATTGGTCTTGACAATAACTTTAAAGTAGACTTACACTACAGAAGAAGACCTGTTGGTTCTGGTGCAACAATTGGTCAAGCAAGAATATACTCTTTTGGTGTAAGTGATGCATCCTATCAAAATGCATCTACAGAATTTGATCTGTATCTTTTCGATATACAGACTTATACCATTTTAACTCTTAATAATGGAGCAACTCTTGCACAAGTTCCCGTAGGATCATATGTAAAAGGTTTGAGCAGTGGCGCAACTGGATATGTTGTAGAACATGCAGGAACGGAATTTAAACTTAATCAAACTTCTGGAACTTTTATTCAAGATGAAGAAGTTTCACTTAACGGTGATCCAACACTAACAAGATCAATCCAGTCACTTACAGTTTACGGTGCAAGTGATGTTAGAGCAGTCTTCCAATCATATGAGTCTGTTGCAGGATTAACTACATCCTTTATTGCAGATGCAAAATTAAATTTACAAACTCTCCCCGGATTTAAAGTAACAGATACACTTGCTATTGATTCTGTATCTGGTGTTGCAACTTGTGCAGGTAGAACTTTTGCGGGTATCAAAACCGAGACAATTATTTCATATCAAGTTGCTGGAGAATCAATACCTCGTTATAACAGAGTTGAGAGTGTATCTTCAGATGGTCTTTCATTAACTCTACAGAATATAACTGGTGTCTCTAATGTTAACCTTGGTGGTATCGGAAATGGTTCGTTTACATTTAATGTCGGTGTACCAAAAATCACAAATAGTGATAAAGCACAATTATATGCACCATTAAATTCTAAAAACATTTCTGATGTTTCTCTCGCGGGTTCTGATCTTACTATAGTTCGCCAAGTTTCCGGCAAAACAACTTCTGCAACAGGAACTTTAAGTATTACATTAGCAGATACTGGAATTTCTGATGCTGTATTCGAACCATTTGATGCAGAGAGATATTCTGTTGTCTATGAAGCAGATGGTGATATTGATCCATTAACTTCAGAAAAGTTTGTTCTTGATGGTACCGGAACTTCAATCAATCTTGCTGGTTTAGAAGCAGGTGTAAATGTTACTGTTAATGTAACTCTTAAGAAGAGCAATATTAAAACAAAACAAAAGGTATACACTAGAAGTCAAAAAACCGAGGTTATTAGAACAGTTGGTTCTGCAACAACAATTACCTCTGGATTAACTCAATCATCCAGGTTTGGATTGAGAGTTGAGGATGAAATAATTTCTCTCAACACTGCAGATGTTAATGATATCGTTGCCATTTACGAATCTGTTGATAGTGGATCTGTATCTCTAGACAGATTAACATTCTCTTCTGGGTTAAATCTCAATACAGAATCAATTCTTGGTGAAAAAATTACGGGTCAAACTAGTGGTGCAGTTGCACAAATAGTTACTAGGGTTTCTTCAACTGTAATAGAATTTGTATATTTAAATTCCAATAAGTTTGTTATCGGGGAAACTGTTAAATTTGAGGAATCTGGATTATCTGGATCCCCAACTATAGTTACCAAAGGATCTTACATCAATAGAACAAATCAATATATCCTGGATAATGGACAAAGAGAACAGTTCTATGATTATTCTAGAATTATTAGAAAATCTACAAATGTACCGACTAACAAATTGCTTGTGATTTTTAACAAGTATACTGTTCCAACTAATGACTCTGGACATGTGTACACTGTTAATAGTTATGCCCAAGAAAGATACAAAAATGGTATCGCTACTCTTGGATCTGGTGTAAGAGCATCTGATATTATTGATGTTAGACCTAGGGTTACTGATTTTGATGCATCTCTTGGAGTTCCAACAAATTCTCCTTTTGCTTTTGATTCTAGAAACTTTGGTGCTGCAGGAAATAATCCTTCTCTAGTTCTTTCACCTAACGAATCATCAACTGTAGACTATTCATTCTATCTACCAAGAATTGATAGATTGTCCCTCAATAAAAATGGCAATATTATTTTAACAAGAGGTGTATCATCTACTTTCCCCAAAGCACCATCAAGTGTGGATGATACTATGGATCTCGCAACAATTGAGTATCCAGCATACTTGTTTAATCTTGATAATATTAAGGTATCTCTATTTGATAACAAGCGTTATACGATGAGAGATATTCGTAAGTTAGAGGATAGAATTGAGGCAGTAGAAGAACTAACTGCACTTAATCTACTCGAATTGAATACAAAAGCACTGCAAATTAAAGACAGTGATGGATTTGATAGATTTAAGAGTGGTTTCTTTGTAGATACATTCAGAAACACTGATATTATTGATATCAAAAACTTAGATTCTAATGTATCTGTAAACACAAATACAACAGAACTAGGGTCTGATGTTTCTATCAATACCCTTAAGGGTCAAGCATCTCCAGAATTAAACACTGATATTACAACAGCAGATTTCTCTACTGATTTACAATTACTTGATAACAATATCAAGAAAACTGGTGATTTAGTTACTCTAAATTATTCTCAGGTTGAGTGGGGAAATATCACTCAAAAATTTGCAACAAAATCTCAGAGTGTCAATCCATTTGGAGTCCAAAACTATAATGGTTTTGTAAAATTAACTCCATCTTCGGATACCTGGGCAAAAACAATTAATACCACAGGTGAGGTAATTGTCCGAACTCAGGGTGAATGGCAAGAATCACTATTAGGAAACTTAATCAATAGTTCTACCCCAGACAACCACTTAAGATCTAGAAATGTTCAGTTTGAAGCAAGTGGTTTAAAACCAGCAACAACATATTATTCATTCTTTGGTGGAAGTGGAAATGTAGATGTAGTACCAAAACTTATAAAAGTTTCCATGACCAGTGGGGTATTCCAAACAGGTGAAACTGTAATTGGTTTGGTAAATGGTGAGCAAGTGTCTTCGTTTAGAGTTGCTGCAGCAAATCATAAAACAGGTCCATACAACACACCAACGACCACTTATGCAGAAGATCCATATTCACCAACTCTTACATTAACAACATATTCTTCATCATCAACAGTACTAAACATTGATACATTCTCTCTAGCAGATGCATCTGATGGAAGATTCTATGGATATGCTCCAGCAGGCATGATTTTAGTTGGAAAAACTAGTTCTGCTCAAGCAACTGTTGGGACTCAAACACTTAACACAGATTCAGTTGGAGACCTTATTGGATGCTTCTTTATTAGAGATCCACTATCAACACCAACTCCCCCATCTTCATTTAAAGTTGGTTCTAAATCATTTAAACTTACATCAAGTTCAACAAACTCTAACGTCCAAAATCTCTCATTTACTGAAAATACATTCTTCTCATCTGGTGTATTTGATCAAACAGTTTATTCTGAAAGTGTTTCCGTAAGAAGACCTCCAGCATCATTACCATTATCAGCAATTAAGAGTGATCCACTATCACAAACATTCAGGAGTGATGCTACCGGTGGATTCTTAACTGGTATTGGATTGTATTTTGCAGGAAAAGATACTAAAGAGAAAATGTTTGTTGAAATTAGAGAAACTGATATAGGTGGAGTTCCAACAAACAAACTCATTCAAGATTATGCAAGAATAGAAGTATCACCATCAATGGTTACAACTTCTACCGATGGTGATACTGAAACCAAGTTAATGTTTAAATCGCCAGTATATTTGCAACCAAATAAACAGTACTCGCTGTGCTTAATTTCACCATCATCAGCAAATTATAAAGTCTATACAGCAGAATCTACAAAAGCAACTGTTAAGACTCAAAATTATCCAAATGCTGATCAAATTATATACTCAAATCAGTATACAGGAGGTAATCTGTATAAACCACAAAATGGTGCAACTTCTGTTCCAAGTCTATTTGAGGATCTAAAATTTGTATGCTATAAAGCACAGTTTACATCAACATCCGGTACTTTATACATTAACAACCCAATCATTTCTATTGGATCCACAGATTTTAATGAACCAGATGCAAATATTTACAAATTACAATCTAATGCTATTAGATCGTTCCCAAGAAAACTAAACGTCGGTATCAATACAACTTATAATACTCTCTTCACTCCAGGATCTAAAGTTTTTGAGGGTGGTGCTAATGGTGCCAATGCTTTAATTGAAAAAACTGGTGGAAATATTGGTGGTGGAAATCTTGGAACTGACTACAATATTACAAATGCTGGAATTGGATATTCTAATGGAAACTTCAGTAACGTAAGTCTCTATACAATTACTGGAAATGGATCTGGGGCAACAGCATCTTCTCTTGGATTTGGATCTGGAATTTTAAATGCAGTTTCTATTGGAAATACTGGTAATGGTTATGCGGTTGGTGATGTTCTTGGAATTACAACAAGTGAAGTTGGTGGAAAGGGAACTGGTGCAAGAATTACAGTTGCTGTTGTACCAAACACAGATACATTGTATTTGACAAGTGTCAAGGGTCAAGAATTTACTGAAGGTGGAACACTATCTATCGAACAAGGTGATGGAACTTTAGTATCTTTGGCAGGAACAATTGTTAGAGGATCAAATGTAGTTCCTAGTGCAATTTATGAAGGAAACGTATTTGAGGTTTCTCATTATAATCATGGTATGCACGCTGACAATAACAAAGTTACAATTGGTGGAATAGAACCAAATACTCAAGTAACAACGTTAACGGCAGCAATTGTTTCCACAGATACTACAGTTTCTGTTGCAAATACATCACTGTTTGCAAACTTTGAGGGATCTGTGGTATCTGCATCTAATCCAGGATATCTAATTGTAAATAATGAAATTATTTCATACATTAATGTTGGATCTGGAACTTTAACAATTGGAGATAGGGGAGTAAATGACTCAACATCTCTAATACACTCTGTTGGTGACTCTGTACGTAAGTATGAACTAAATGGTGTTTCATTAACAAGAATTAATAGATCACATGATATGCCAACAACTTCTGGTCTTGTTTCTAGAAGAGATATTGATACATATCATCTACAATTTACTAGACCCGTTGGAAAAAATAGCGGTGATACATTATTAAATTTCGCTTCAGACGTAACCGCTGGAGGTGATAATATTAGAGCATCTCAAAATATCCAATTTGATACGATTATTCCATATGTTAATTCAGTAGTTCCCGATGGAACTTCTATTTCATCTACTTTAAGAACAGTTTCTGGAACAAGCGTAAGTGGATCAGAAGCATCATTTATTGATCAGGGATATGAGACTGTATCTTTAAATGAACCGAATGTTCTTTCCACACCAAGAATAGTTTGTTCCCGTGTCAACGAAACTGATAAACTAACTTCATTACCAAGAAACAAATCTCTAACTCTTGGAATAAGAATGAATACAAATGATAATAATATTTCACCAGTTATTGATTTATCAGAAGCAGCATCGTTTGTATTCATTAGAAATCGCTTAAACAATCCAGTTTCCAACTACTCTGCAGATTCAAGTGTTAATCAACTTTCTGGTGATCCACATAGTTCTGCATATATTTCGAAACAGGTAAATCTTGAGCAACCAGCAACATCATTAAAAGTTATCTTAACAGCATATCGCCATTCCTCAAGTGACTTTAGGGTACTATACAAATTAACTAGACCAGATTCTAGTGAAATTGAGCAATCTTATGAATTATTCCCTGGATACAATACAACTAAGAATGCTAATGGTAATTTGGTCACTGATACCTCCAAAAATGACGGTACACCTGATGTATATGTAAAACCAAGTGAGGACGGAG